AATAAAAGGTTTTGAAATGCACAAAGGTCATGTTAATGAACAAGGACTAGATAAATCTTTATTTAGACGATTTGAAAAAGTATTATCAGGACACTTTCATAAGAAATCAGATGATGGTCATATTTACTATCTAGGTTCTCCTTATGAAATTACTTGGTCGGATTATAAATGTCCAAAAGGCTTTCATATATTTGATACAGAAACAAGAGAACTTATAAGAGTGCCTAATCCATTAAGAATACATAAAAAATTAATTTATAATGATAAACAAGAAGATTATTCTAAAAAAGATTTAACTCAATTTGAAAATACATTTGTTAAATTGTTTATATCAAATAAAACAGACGTAGATATGTTTGATAAATTGGTTGAGAAATTTCATAACGAAACAAACGTACACGAATTAAACATTATAGAAGATTTAACTTCAGATATAACAGCCACAGTTAGAGAAGATATATTAGATCAAGGAGAAGATACATTAACATTTTTAGGTAATTATATTGATCAAATAGATACAACATTAGATAAAACTAAATTGAAAAAATTTGCAAAAGAATTATATGTAGAGGCTAGTGAAACGTGATAGTATTTAAAAAAATTAAATGGAAAAACTTTTTATCTACTGGTAATACGCCAATAGAAATAGAATTAAACAAAGCACCAACAACATTAATTATAGGAACAAATGGTAGTGGTAAATCAACATTACTTGATGCCTTATGTTTTGTTTTGTTTAATAAACCTTTTAGAATGATTAAGAAAGAACAAATAGTTAATACTATAAATGATGCTGATGCCGAAGTAACTGTAGAATTTACAGTTGGCACAAAGAATTATGTTGTAACAAGAGGTATTAAACCAAACAAATTTGAAATATATTCAGACGGAGAATTAGTAAATCAAGATGCTTCTAGTATTGATTATCAAAAATATTTAGAGGCGAATATAATGAAATTAAACTATAGATCGTTTATACAAGTTGTTATATTAGGTTCTTCTTCTTATGAACCATTTATGAAAATGAAACCGAGATATAGACGTGAGGTAGTAGAAGAAATATTAGATATCAGAGTATTTGGTTTAATGGATTTAATATTAAGAAGTCAACAATCAGATTTACAAAAGAACATAACAGATATAAGACATAAATGCGATTTAATTACCTCTAAGTATGAATTAGAAACAAAACATTTCAAAGAATTGCAAGGCCGCAATATAGATGATAAAGATTATAAAAAGAATATACTAGATAAAAACAATAAAGATTTACAAGAATATCTTAAAAAAATTACTTTATTAAACGTAGAGATAGAAAACAATAAGAATAGTTTAACAGAAAGAGATAAAATTAACGCAAAAGCTAATCAATTATCTAAACTAGAGGCCAAGATTGAGAACAATCTATTAAAACATAAAAGAACATTAGAGTTTTTCCATAATAATGATACATGTCCAGAGTGTACACAGGCCATTAATGAAGAATTTAAAACTAGCAAAATAGATACAGAAAGCCAAACAATACACAAATTAGAAGGCGGATTAAAAGACCTATTATCAGAAATAATTAAAACAGAAACAAAAGTAAATGAATTAAATGCCGTATCACAAAAGGTTAATGAATTGAATGTAGAGATTGCAAAGATTAATACGTCAGTTGATGAACTTAAAAAATACAGTGATAAGATACACGAAGAAATATTGTTACTAGAAAACAAAGAATCAGATGGTAAAAACATACAAGAACAATTAAACAAGTTAAAAGTAGAATTAGAAGAATCAAAAGTGTTATTAGATAAGGTAACAGAAGAAAAACAATATGTAGATGTAGTAAGAGAGATATTAAATGATAAAGGAGCAAAGGCTAAGATTATTAAAAAATATTTACCTATTATGAATACACTAATTAATCAATATTTACAATCAATGGATTTTTTTGTATCGTTTCATTTAGATGAGGAGTTTAACGAAACAGTTAAAAGCCGTCATAGAGATACATTTGATTATAATAATTTTAGTGAAGGAGAAAAAATGAGAATAGATTTAGCATTACTATTTACATGGAGAACAATCGCTAAAATGAAAAACAGCACCAATACAAATTTATTAGTGCTAGACGAAATATTTGATGGTAGTTTAGATGGTCAGGGAACAGATGACTTTTTTAAGATTATCAAATCAATGCCAAAAGAAAACATCTTTATTATATCTCATAAAGGAGATATTCTATTTGATAAATTTACAAACATAATCCGCTTTGATAAAGAGCACAACTTCACGAGGTTACAAAATGTCTAAAGAATTAACACTTATACCACCAACAGATCCAAGAGTACAGACCGCAATAGCACCATTTACAGATGATATGTTAAAAGATCATGGTTTTAAAGATAGAAAAGAATTAACAAATACCATGTTTGATACAATGTTTAAATATGGTGGATTAGGATTATCGGCCAATCAAGTTGGTTTACCTTTTAATATGTTTGTATTTGGTGGACATCCACAACTAGAACAAGGCAAAAAAGTCGCAGTATTCAATCCTGTTATTATTCAAAAAAGCGAAGAAGAAGTATTAATGAAAGAAGGTTGTTTAACTTTTCCTTTTTTATTCTTATCATTAAAAAGACCAAGAAAAGTTGTTGCAAAATTTGAAGATGAAGATGGCGTATTAAAAGAAGCACATTTAGATGGTATGATGAGTAGAATTTTTCAACACGAATACGACCACATGTTTGGCCGTCTATTCACTGAAAAAGCAAGTAAGTTAAAATTAGATTTAGCTTACGAAAAAGCACAAAAAGAAATAGCTAATGTACAAAAAAGAAAGGAGATGAACAATGGCTAGTTATACAGACGAAATAGGTAAACCTAAAATGTCGCAAGAAGAACGAGATAAACTTATGCAAGAATTTTTATCTAAAGGTGGTAAAATTCAAGAGTTAAAACCAGGTATTGCTGAAGGAGCTGGTTCTTTAAATAGAAGCAAAAATCTACAATGGTCCGAAAAAGACGTTATAAAACAAGAACATGGCGAAAATTTCATACCAAGTAAAGATTAATTTGACTTATGAAATAAATTAGTATATACTTATATTATGACCGTTAAAAAAGAATTAGACCCCTTTATAGAAAATCAATGGAAAGAATGGCAAGATACCAATCCACTTGATAAAATACCAGATATTGATACAGATAAACTTAAAGATATAGTTATTAAAGATTTATCTTTTGTATCTGCTATGAATGTAAAAGAATATACACTATATCAAAAATGGTGTGAAGTACATCAAAAATATCCTACTATAGAAACAAATAGTTTTTTTGATGATAGGCCAGCATTAGTTAATCCAGAACAAGGTACAATTATACAAGAAATAAAAAAGAATTTTTGGAATCCTGAAGATCCAATGGAGTATTTAAATTTAGAACCAGAACTTATTTACACAGACGATTCCAATACCACATCTCACACAGGTTTAGATGGCACTATTGGTAATACTAAAATTAAACGTGGTACTTTAGCCGAAACTTGGAATACATTAAGAACTTTTCTTTCTACAATGAAAAACAATAGTAACATTGGCAGAAATTTATATTTTATTATAAGAGATAAAAAGACAGAAAAGTATCTAGGCGTTACTTGTATGTCCTCAGATTTTTTAGATTTAACACCAAGAGATGAATATATTGGTTGGGATAGAGAAGCCAAAACACAAAGAATGATTAATCATACTTGTATTGGTAGTACAATCGTACCTATACAACCATTAGGTTACAATCTAGTAGGTGGTAAATTATTAGCATTATTATGTTTATCAGATACAGTTGAGAAAACATGGGAGAAACAATATGGCGATAAATTAGTAGGTGTTACAACAACATCTTTATATGGTAAAACAAAAACAATACCATTATCACAATACGATAGATTAGATCACTGGAAGAAAATGGGTTGGACAGCAGGTTCAGTATCGTTTGAAACAGAAAGATCAACAAGAAAACTTATACAACAATGGTTGATGAAAAACCATACACGAAAATATTTTGAATGGTATATCGCAAAGAAGCCAAGCGGCCAACCACACAAAAGAGATCATAGAAATAGAAGTCATACCTTTACATATAGTCAATTAGGTATAGAAAAGAAACTTATTAAATCTGAACATGCAAGAGGTATTTACTTTAGCGAACTATTTAAGAATACAAAAGAATATTTAAGAGAAGAAATCAAAGAAGATAAGTTAGTAAGGGCCTTTGATAACTCAACTGAAGCTTTAACGCATATATGGAAAACAAAATATGCTAAGAAAAGAATAGAATCATTAATAGCACAAGGTAGAGTATCCAAAGAAACTCATTTTTATGATGACATTATCTATTTAAATTGGGAAGAAACTAAGAAAAAATACCTTTTTCAAGTAGGCCGATAAGCGACTTTGACACAATTTTGACACAATCCACTGTAAGCTATTGATTTTAAAGCGTTTTAAATTTGATCATAACCATTGCGTTTTGTATTTAATGGTGTTATATTATATGTATGGTCAAAACAAATAAAATAAATATCGAATCAAAGTCTCAATTAGCAAAATTATTTGCTACAGAAAATTTATCAGTAGAACATAACAACGTAAAAACAGCTTCATTTGATTTAGAAAATCGTATTGTAACTTTACCTATATTCAAAAAACCACAAGGCGATGTTTATGATATGTTAACAGCACATGAATGTTCACACGCTTTACATACGCCCATGAAAGCATGGTCTAAATTAGAAGATCCAAAATACAGAGCTTATGTTAACGTTATTGAAGATACAAGAATTGATAAATTAATTCAAAAAAAATATCCAGGTATTGTAAAAAATTATATTAATGCTTTTGAAGTATTAATGAAAGATAACTTTTTTGGTTTAAAAGGTAAAAATTTAAATACAGATTTAATGTTGATTGACAAAATTAATATGTATTATAAATCTTCTAAAAAATTAAAAATTAACTTCTCAAAAGAAGAGCAAACATTTGTTGACAAAATTGATAATATCAAAACGTTTGCTGATGTATTAAAAATTGCTAAAGAGTTATATGGATGGCAAGAAAAACAATTGCAACAGTTATCTATGTTACCAGAATTTGATAAACACACAATAGCTAAAAATTATAAACTAGATAAAAATGGCAAAAAAATTAAAGTACAAGAATCACAAAATGGTGAAGGAAACGAATCAGATTCTAATAAAGATAAACAAGAAGGAAATGCTTCAGTTGGTAACCCTAACGGCGCTGGCGGCGATAATGTTAGAGTTGATACTGCTTTAGATTGTATTACTGATAAAACATTTGAACAGTCAAAAGAACAATTATTAGATAAAACAAAATCTTACAGATACGCTACATTACCTGAACCTAATCTTAAAAACGCATTAGTATCTTACGAACAATTTTTGAAAGACATGAGAAATAATAATAATTTTTATTTTAAACAGCCTAACGCTAAACATTATCAAATGTATTGGAATTGGATTAAACAAGATTTCTTAAAATTTAAAAAAGATAGTTCAAAAACTGTAATGTATTTGGTTAAAGAATTTGAAATGAAAAAAGCAGCTACTGCTTATAAGAGAGCAACTACCGACAAGACTGGTGTTATTGATTCTCTTAAATTAAAAAACTATAAATTCAGCGACGATATCTTTAAAAGATTAACAGTATTACCTAATAGTAAAAATCATGGTATGATTATGTTACTTGATTGGTCAGGATCAATGTGTGATCTTATGAATAAGACAGTTCAACAATTATGTAATCTAGTTTGGTTTTGTCAAAAAATTAATATACCTTTTGAAGTTTATTTGTTTAAAGATGTACAAGACAAAAAAGATGATCCAAAAGAATATTTTAAATTTAAAAATGGCAATATGTATGCTGAAAAGTCTCATTTAGTAAATGTTGCCAGCCACAGAATGAAAAAAACAATATTACATGAAGCATTATTACACCTTTATAAAATGGCCAATTATTTTAACAGAGGTTTTCTTAGTACAAGAATCGAAATTGAAGATAAAGGTTATCCAATTCCTGTAGACCAAGAATATCATTTAACATCTACACCTTTAAATGAAGCTATTATAATGTGTAATAAACTTATACCTTTATTTCAATCAAAATATAAGGTAGAAAAACTTTCATTTATTACTCTTACTGATGGTGAAACTAATTCAGAAGGTGCTGCTTATAACATAGATAACACAAAACCAGCTGGTAAAATTCATATTGATGGTTATAGAGCTCTAACAATTATTAAAGATGGTAAAAAAAATTATACAACAGCAGTTAATCAAAATCGTTATGGTTCTAATAGAACAGCAATTACATCTACCTTATTAAAAATAATGCAATCAAAATATAATGTTACTACGATTGGTTTTTACTTATCTAAAAGAGTTAATAGAAATTCTTTCGAACAATTTGTAAATGAATATATACAAGTTAATGGCAAATACCAACACAATCCAAATTTTGAAAAACTTAGAAAACAATTTTTAAAAGATAAAGTAATAGAAATATCTAAAGATGGTTACAATTCCTATTATGTTATTAATGCTAAAGATATGAATATTCAAAACTCAGATTTAAGTTCTATCAATAGCGACAATACCGCTAATGAAATTAAAAAAATATTTACTCAATCTATGAAAGGAAGATTACATTCCAGAGTATTATTAAACAAATTTATAGAACAAATTGCTTAAGCTTATGAATTTAAAGCGTTTTTTCTTTAAAAAAAGACATAATTTTGACACAATTGTGTGTTATATTATATGTATAAACAATAAAAAAAGGACTATTATATTATGTTAAACAATAAACAACGTGAGTATATTAAATACGCTTATAGCCTATTTAATAAAGATGTGTTAACTAAAAAAGAGTTGATACAAGCAAACAAAAAATTTGGTTGTAAATACGCTCCACAATGGTTAATTAAAGATAAACAATACAAAGTTGATAAGGCAACTTTTAGATTACCTTTAGATGGTGATATTAAAAAAACTGTTGCTGTTGAATCAACTAATAATACCGAAATTAAAAAAGAAGCTGCTTATATTGTATCTTCTTTAACAGGCGACATTGTACCTAAAAAAGATCCAGTGTTTGTTCCATTTGGTAACTATCCAGATATCAAATCTATTATTAAATCTGGTAAATTTTATCCTATATTCATTACTGGTTTATCTGGTAATGGTAAAACAATGTCTGTAATGCAGGCATGTGCCGAGGCTAAAAAAGAATGTATCAGAGTAAACGTTACAATTGAAACTGATGAAGATGATTTACTTGGTGGTTACAGATTAAAAGATGGCCAAACTGTATGGCAAAACGGTCCAGTTATTGAAGCCATGGAGAGAGGCGCTCTTCTTTTATTAGATGAGATCGATTTGGCTTCTAATAAGATTATGTGTTTACAACCTATCTTAGAAGGATCAGGCGTGTTTGTTAAAAAAATTAACAAATTTGTAAAACCAAAAGATGGCTTTAACGTAGTGGCAACTGCCAATACTAAAGGTCAAGGTTCCGAAGATGGTAAGTTTATCGGTACTAATATACTTAACGAAGCTTTCTTAGAGAGATTTCCAGTTACATTTGAACAGAGATATCCAAATGCTAAGACTGAGGAAAAAATTCTAAACAACACTTTAGAAGCAACTGGTAAAAAAGATACCAACTATGTAAACAAACTTGTTACATGGGCGGATGTTATCAGAAAAACTTACTTTGATGGTGGCGTAGATGAGATTATATCTACCAGAAGATTAGTACATATCGTACAAGCTTACTCTATCTTTAGTAATAAAGTTAAAGCAATTGAATTGTGTACAAATAGATTTGATGAAGATACTAAAACTTCATTTGTAGATTTATACACAAAAGTTGATGCCGGCGCTACTGCTGATCAGATTATAGAATCTCAGAGACAAGCAGAAGTACAGGCTCAATCTCAACAAGATTCCAATAATGGTGAGGAGGAAAGCGTAGCTATATAACTTATCGGCAAATTTCGATCTAAAATAAGCATTATATAGACGCTATCTAAAATCCATTTATATTAGTCCTGAGTGGCCAATAATGGCCACTCTCAACCCTTTAAGGAGGTATATTTAATTGGGACTTAAAGTTGAAGTTAAGAATAACAATGTCGAAAAGGCAATGCGTATTCTTAAAAAGAAACTTCTGAAGGAAGGCGTAATGAGACTGTACAAAATGAAACAGACTTATGAAAAGCCTTCTGAAAAAAGAGTTAGGAAAGCAAAAGAAATGCGAGCCAACTTTTTAAAGAAGCAAAAAGAACTAAGAAATCTAAGAGGTTACTAGTTTTAACGTTAATTTGAACTGCATATATATTATAGTATAGGCAATTCATAAGACCTATACGGCGTTAAAAAGATCGATCCTACTTAAAGGATCAGCAAATCGGTGTTTGGTGGTTTACTCCGTGATAAACAAACCACCACTTGACAAACTATAGTTTAATAACTATATAAATAATATTGAAAGTGCCAATAGTGGGCTTTCAATTTAACTTGCTTAACAAAAGGAGATAAAATGACAAATAGAGCATTAAGCATATTCAATCAACTAAGACCATTATCTGTAGGATTTGATGATATATTCAATCACTTCGAATCTATGTTTGATGGTAACTTATCTAACGTTACTTACCCACCATATAACATTGTAAAGGTCGGTAACAATCAATATAACATAGAAGTAGCATTGGCTGGCTTTAATAAAAAAGACATCAATGTAACTATGGAAAATGGTATATTAACTATCGAATCTGTTAAAGATAAACAGGAACAAGAAGTAAAGGACAATGAAGGAGTATTGTTTAGAGGTATTTCTAAAAGATATTTCAAAAGAGACTTTACTGTTGCTGATGATGTAGAAGTTAATGGTGCTGAACTAAAGGACGGCCTGTTAACTATTTCATTAGAAAAGATAGTACCAGAATCTAAAAAAGCAAAGACTATTAATATTAAATAGTTATAACAGGTGGCCAGGATTGCTTGACTTTCCTGGCCACCTATGTTAGGTTAATAATTGCGGATGTAGTATAAAAGTATTATTGTAAGTTTCCAACTTACAGAAATTGGGGCAGTACCAGTCATCCGCTCCAAAATTTTTATATATAGTTATATGAATAAAGAAATTACGCCTATTATTGACGAATTGTATTGGAAAGTATATCAAATTTACGAACCACCTTATTCTTATAATTTTGTTTTACTTGAAATATTCCATTTTAATTCTTTAACATGTATGGATTTTTTAAGTACCAGAAGTCCATACGAGCAATTAAAAAAATTATATATCCATTTACCAGAAAGAATTATACAAAACAGTACTAGTAATATTTTTATTAAAAATAAAAACTTACTTATAAAAAAAGAAGTACCTTTTATTCAAATTGTTGACGGATATAAGTGGATAGCAAATAAAGAAATTATTAAAGAACATGAAAATATCGTATTACAACTCTAATATATTATTTTCAAATATAAAATTATTAAGAGATTTAAATATAATAAAAGAAAATATAAGTGATGATTATATTAAATTATTTAAACAATGCAATCTTTCGGTAAATCAAACAGTATCAATAATAGACAGAACCGAAGCTAATAAATTTTTTATTACATGTGTAGAACATAGAATACCTAAAGATAATAATAATTTTAATAAATCATTTAAACAACTTTGTGAAGAAAGATCCATACAATTATTGAATACTGGTAAAAGATTAAACGTTTTTTGGAGTGGAGGAATAGACAGCACAACTGTACTTTTTTCTTTGTTAAATAAAGCAAACGACCTTTCACAAATTAGAGTTATAATGACTTCTGATTCTATAATAGAATCTGGTAATATGTTTGATAAACTTATAAAAAACAAAATATCATATATTTTAAATGCGAGAAACACCAGAGAACAATTTTTTAAACAAGAAGAATTTAAAGATTTTAATTTTAATAAAGAATTGTTAATAACAGGAACACAATTAGATAATCTTTATACTATATTAAGACTTAAAATACCAATAGATATGGAGTATCACCATTTACAATATCAAGAAAAATTATCACAACATTTAAATAAAAACATAGTAGATTTTTTTATTAAATCAGTAAAAGCATTTCCTAAAGAGATAAAAACTTATGGAGAATTTTTAAAATTTTATTGTTTTACTTTTCATTGGCATAATGCTAAATATGATTTAAAAATTAATTTAGATCCAAATTATTCAAATCTTATAGATTCTTTTTTTGATATTGATGATTTTCAAAAATGGTCATTATGGAGTGATGAATCAACAATAACAGAAACAAAAGATTTTTTAAAAACTAAAATACCTCAAAGAAATCTTATATACGAATTAACAGGAGATAAATTATATAGTTTTAAAAAAGGAAAAGGAATGTCAGCTCCACACACACAAGCAGAAAACAATTGGTTTTTTTTAATGGAAAACGACAGCACTTTAACACATTACAATTTAATGAATAATTATGAAAATATTATTATATAATAGAAATTTATTTGAAATAGATAAAATAAATTTTATTAATAAAAACACAACAAAAGACAAAATATCTTTATTTAAAGAAGCTAATTTTTATATTAATCAAACAGCATGTTTAATTGATAGAACAGAAGCTAATGAATTTTTTATTCCTATAAAAATATTAAAAATACCTTATGATAAAGATAATATTAATAAATCTTTTAAACAACTTTGTTTAGAAAGAGCAGAACAATTAATATCAAAAGGAAAAAGAATTAATATTATGTGGAGTGGAGGAATAGATAGTACGTTGGCTCTTTTTTGTTTAATGAATAAAGTTAATGATAAATCACAATTAAGAGTAATATTAACTCCAGAATCTATAATTGAATCAGGAAACATATTTGATAAGTTTATAAAAAATAAAATTAATTTTATTTTAGAAACAAAAGTTGCTAGAAGATGTTTTTTTTATAAAGAAGAATATGAAAATTTTAATTTTAACAACGAAATAATTACAACAGGCAGTGGATCAGATCCTTTAAATAGTATTATGAGATTGAAAATTCCTTACGAAGAAGAATTGTGGCATTTAAAATATGAAAATGTTTTAAGTAAATTTACCAATAAAAATGTTATAGATTTTTTAAATAAATCCATAAAAAAATTTCCTAAAAAAATAAAAACATATATTGAATTTTTAAAATTTTATCAAATTAATTATAATTGGCAAAGAGAAAATTATTTTAATCTTGTAAATTTAGATTCAAGATATTTTAATTGTTTTGATAATTTTTTTGAAACAGATGATTTTCAAAAATGGTCAATATGGAATGATGAATCAAATATATTAACAAACACAGTTAAAAAACCACAAAGAGATTTAATATATGAATTAACAAACGACAAATTATATAGTTATAATAAAATTAAAGGAATGAGCACCTTTGGAGTGCAAACCAATAATGATTGGGTTTTTTTAATGGAAAATGGAACTACCATAAATTATATTACTTATAAAAATGAAAATAGTATTTTACAATAGAAATCTTGTCTTTTTTAAAGATCAAATAAAATTATTAAGATATTTTAATTTTATAAAACCAGAAATAACAAATGAATATATTGATTTGTTTAAAGAAGCTAATTTTTTGTATAATCAAACAGCTTGTTTTATTGATAGAACAAACGGCATTAAACCTTTTATTGAAGGAATAAAACCAAGAGAAATTCCTAAAGAAATAGGTAACTTTGATATAAACAAATCTTTTAAACAAATTTGTGATGAAAGGTCTATAAAATTATTTAAAACAAACAAAAGAGTTAATTTAATGTGGAGTGGAGGAATAGATAGTACTGTACCTTTGTTTTCTTTAATAAAAAATTCTCCAGATTTATCTCAATTAAGAATTATATTAACACCAGATTCAATAGCCGAATCCGGCAACATATTTGATAAACATATAAAAAATAAAATAGATTTTATATTAGCGCCTAAATGTTCAAAAAATCAATTTTATAACAGGCCCGAATTTAAAAATTTTATTTTAGGTAAAGAAATAGTTACCAGCGGATGCAATGGTGATAATATTAATAGCATACAAAGAATCACTTTACCTTATGAAGAAAAATTATGGAATTTGCAATATGAAGAAGCGTTATCTCAATTTACAAGTCAAAAAGTAATTGATTTTTTAAACAAATGGGTTAAATCTTTTCCTAAAAAAATAAAAATATACAAAGATTTTTTAAAGTTTTATTGTTTTAATTTTCATTGGCATAAAGAAACATATTATAATTTAGTAGGAACTGATCCTAAATATTATTCTAGTTATACACCTTTTTACAATACTGATGATTTTCAAAAATGGGCAATTTGGAATAAAGAATCTGACGTGTTACCTAATATAACAAAAAAACCACAAAGAGATTTAATATATGAATTATCACAAGATAAACTTTACAGTTATAACAAAATTAAAAGTATGTCTGGTCCAGGTTTACACGAACAGAATAATTGGTTTTTTTTATTAGATAATGGTTATACAGTTAAACATAAAGACTTGACAAATATATAAAGTTGTGATATATTAATATTATGAAATACAATGAAGATAAAATCGTAAAAGAAATCTTGGACTATATCAAATCAACTTATGGCCAACACTATTCTACAGGCCGAGATGGTTTTCAAGTACAAGATTTGTTTAAGACTTTAAACATTGGTAAAGATTTTTGTCATGCCAACGCAATTAAATATTTGTGTAGGTATGGTAAGAAAAACGGGTATAACCGAGCTGACTTGCTTAAAGCAGTACACTATGTTATACTATTATTAAACTATGATAAGGAGAACGTGAAATGAACCTAAGTACAGACACACTGGCAATTTTAAAGAATTTTAGTGAAATTAATAACAATATTCTTTTTAAACCAGGTAGCAAATTAAATACAATCTCTGCTTTGAAAAATGTATTAGCAGAAGCAACAATAACAGAAAAATTCGAATCAGAATTTGGTATATATTCTCTTGATGAATTTTTAAGAGCAGTTGAATTATTTGATAAACCTGCTGTTAAAATCAATGGAGCTAATTATGCTTTAATTTCAGATGAAAAATACAAACAAACAATTAAATACTTTTTTGCTGATAAGTCAACATTAGTTTCACCTCAAAAAGGTATTAATATGCCAGATAAAACAGTATCTTTCACTTTGAAAAAAGATGACTTTGCTAAATTGCAAAAGGCAGCAACTGCATTAAACTTACCTGATATCGCAATTAAAGGTAATGGTAAAGTTATATCATTGGTTGCAACAGATAAGAAAAACAAATCATCAAATGATTATTCTTTAAATTTAGCTGAAACCGATAAAACATTCACTGCATATTTTAAAGTAGAAAACTTTAAAATCATTCCTGATGATTATGATGTTGCAATTTCTAAACAAAAAATTAGTAACTTCATTAACAGAAGCAAACCAGTTCAATATTGGATCGCATTAGAACCTGATTCGGAGTTTTAATCGTGGCAAATCCTATCGCAATGACACCTGAGGAGGAAGACCGAACAGCAGGTATAACTAGAACCTTTGATGGCAAAGTTTATTCAGAAGAAACGCCTGTTGTAATTAGAAAGTCAGAATATCATACAGTAATTTCGGAATTCAAATATGAAATACCACCATCTGAAATTTTAAAAACTTTTGGTAGTATAGAAGAATTTGAAAAGGCCATTAATGCTGAATATGGAAAAGATCCTGAATTGTTTATAAAGTTTGAAGATTTTATGATTGATAGGGATTATTCCGGTAACAGAGAGGATGATTGGATATCTGATCGTCAAGGCGGTTATGAAGTACAGTATGAAGTGATTAAAAATGATTAACTTGGAGTTTATATTATGTCAGAATTTTTGTGGGTTGAAAAGTATCGTCCCAAGAAAATAGAAGATTGTATTTTATCAGAAGATTTAAAAAATACATTTTTAGAGTTCGTTAAGAAAAAAGAAATACCTAATTTATTATTATCAGGTACTGCTGGTACAGGTAAAACTACCGTGGCACGTGCATTGTGTGAAGAATTAGGTGTAGATTATATTATCATAAACGGTTCAGATGAAGGCCGTCAGATTGATACATTAAGAAATAAGATTAAAAACTTTGCATCTACAATGTCTCTTACTAAAGAGGCCAATCATAAAGTTGTTATTATAGATGAAGCAGACTATATGAACGCTGAGTCCGTTCAACCTGCATTAAGAAACTTTATTGAAACTTTCTTTAATAACTGTAGATTTATTTTTACTTGTAATTATAAGAACAAAATCATACCTGCATTACATAGTCGCTGTACAGTTATTGATTTCAGAATTGTTAATGGCCAGAAAAAGAAAACAGCATTTCAATTCTTAGATAGATTGAAAGTTATTCTAAAAGAGCAGAACATTGAGTTTGATGAAAAAGTATTAGTAGAATTAATACAGAAACACTATCCAGATTTTAGAAGAACTATAAACGAATTACAAAGATATTCAGTTCGTGGTAAAATTGATAGTGGTATTCTTTTTAATTTATCTGAAGCAAATACTAAAGAATTGATGAAGTGTCTTAAAGATAAAAACTTTAATGACATGCGTAAATGGGTCGTTCAAAATATAGATAAAGAACCTAGTGGACTATTTAAAGAAGTCTATGAAAATCTTTATAACTTTTTAGATCCTAAATCAATACCACCAGCAATATTAATTATTGCAGGTTATCAATACAAATCAGCATTTGTTGCTGATCAAGAAATCAATATGGTTGCTTGTTTAACTGAAATAATGGCGGGGTGTAAATTCAAATGAAAAAAATAACATGTATATATTTTATTAGTGATGGAAATTATATTAAAATAGGACAAGCTAAAGATTTGCAGAACAGAATTACAGGTATGCAAACGGAGAATCCTAGAGAATTATTTGTAATAGCTCGTATAGAAGTCTTAGAAACACAACTTAATGTTGAAGAAAGAAACGCTCATAATTTTTTTAAAAAATATAGATTAAAAAATGATTTTAATAGAGAATGGTTTAATAAAGAAATGGAACCATTAATAGAAGAATATGTTAAAAATAGAAATGGTAAAATGGTTGATAGAGCATTGGAAATATATAACAGAACACAAAAGAAAACAAAAGATAGATGGACACGTAATACAGTCTATGGAATAGAAGATTTTGACAGAACAAGACCTAGATGTTTTTTTTATCCTGATGAACCAGCACAAATAATAGGCCGTGCAGGTCCAGGAGAAAAATATCGTTCTATGGCTTGGCAAGGAAAAAAAGTTTATATTTCACAGAAAAAACATAAAGAAAATATGTTAATGAAAAGAGAATTTAAATATGAATATGGAATAGAATGAGTAATAGATACGATTATTGGTTATTTGAAAACGTTTTTAATAAAGAGAAAATTGTAGAAATTAACAACTTTATTGATAACAATTTTAATAAGTTTGAGGAAGACCATAAGGCCGCAAGAGATTTACAAGGAAATAAAAAGAAATCTGGTATAGTTAAGATAATCAATTATGAAAAGATAAAGCATTTATTAAGCGATATAGTAGATAGAGTTATTAACGTTGCAGAAATAGAATTTGGTTATTTAATATATGGTTTAAAAAACAGAAGTGAATTGCATTTAAATATCTATTCATCAGATAACTTAGAAAAATATGATTGGCATACAGATCAGACCAAATCAGATTTACATGATATTAAATTAACTGTATTGATTAATTTATCTATGGAACAATATGAAGGAGGACAATTTCAATTATTTAATACAAATGAATACGAAGTAAAAGAATTAAATATACCAGGTAATGTTATTATGTTTAAGTCATATATAAACCATAGAGTATTACCAGTAACAAAAGGTCAAAGAAGAACATTGGCCATATTTTTGAAAGGTCCTAAATTTAGATAATGTTTTACGTTGAAGATAATAATTTTTTAAAAAACGAACATATAAGTTTTATTGAAAGTATTTTATATTCTAAAGTATTTCCAACAATGCCATTTTATTATCAATCAAACTCAACCGAAAATGATAAACTTTCATTTTTTTGTAACGTTATAAAAGATAGACCTGAATATACACAACCAAATCAAAAAATAAATTCGCCTTATTATGGAACATTTAGAGATAT